GTGATGGATGAAATCGGCAAATATACTAACACCACCAACATCAAAGAAGCCGAGGTGCGCACCGCCACGTATGAAAAGTTCGGGAAAAAGATCATCAAACTCGGTGCGCCTACAGACGCCGGCTGCCCTATAGATGACGCTCTGGAAGAGTGCGACGTTATCTATGACGTTGCAGTACCGTGCCCCGAATGTGGTGCCGAGCAGATCATGCAGTTCGGTCAGTTTCGCTGGCCGGGGCAAAAAAACATTGACGGCACTACAGAAGCCGATCCTCGCGCAATCCGCAGGCAGCGCAGCGCCTGGTACGAGTGCGAACACTGCCAGGCCCGCTGGGATGACTACGCCCGCGACCGCGCCCTGCATCATGCAAGCCTGCAGCCGCGCCACGAGGTGGATTTCCCCTATGCCGTGGGTGTGCATGTCCCCGCCTGGGTTACGCCGTTCCGCTCCATGTCTGATTGCGTTGCCGAATGGCTCGAAGCGCAGGACCGCCCCGAAGCCCTTAAGGGCTGGTACAACAACTGGGCGGGGTTGTCTTTCAGCAATATTGCCGAGGAGGATCTTACCAGCACAGAGGTACTCCACGCGCGCAAACACCAATGGTGGCCGGATGGAGCAAAATGGCGCATCCCCCAGGCTGCCGTTATGCTCACCGCCGCGTGCGATATTCAGGACAACCGCCTCGAGGCCGCAGTGTTCGCATGGGGTCCGCGCTATGAATCATGGACGCTGGATCGCCAGATATTCCCCGGCTCACCTTCTGAGCCTGAAGTGTGGCAGCAGCTCGACGACTATCTGTCTAAATCATGGTTGCATGAGTCCGGGCATTATCTGCAGATCCACGCTGCGGGTATCGATACCGGCGGCCACCATACCCAGGAAGCCTACCGCTTTTTACGTAAGCGCCTCACGCGCAAGATATTCGGCGTAAAAGGCGCAAGCCAGCACGATGCACCCCTTGCAGCCCTCAAGTGGCCGCACCGTAAAGCCCGCCGCGAGGTGCCTTTGCTTTTGGTGGGTACCGTGCGTGCAAAAAACGATCTACACGCATTCATGCAGACAGAGGACTACGGCCCCGGTTTTATGCATCACCCGCACCATTTTGAGTATGACTGGTTCGAGCAGCTTACCGCTGAAAAACCGGTAGAACAGCGCGACAAGTGGGGCAATAAAAAACGCTGGTGGGTACCCAAGAAATCCGGCATCCGCAACGAAGCCCTCGACCTGATGGTTTACGCCTACGCCGTACTACACCACACCAAACCAGACTGGAACCGCGCCTGCGCCGAACTCGCCCTTGAGCTCAAGAGCCCGGTACCATCCAACCAGGAGCAAAAGCCGAAACCCAAAAGCAAGCCGAAACCCCAGCCAGCTATGGCCCAAACCCCGGAGCGCACCCGGCCCAGCTGGTTCAGACGTTGAAAAAGGAGAATACATTGAAAACAGCACTGCCATACGCCCGAGGCCAAAAACGCCAGACATGCAACGTCCAGCAGGCGCGCAGCATCCTCTGCGCCGAAAAACCACCCTCCCGCCAGCATGTGTATAACCTTTTTCATCGTGGCGATGTAAATGGGTATTTTCTGGGCTCAAACCGTGGCCTGCGCCTGTATGTGGACTCGGTGGAGAAATACCGGGATCGGGAGGTTGAAGAGGTGTAGCACGGGTGATGCCCACCACGCCCGCTCGAAGGCGCAAAAGACGCCCTCGAAGATGGGTCAATCTGGCAGGACGACGACCAGAAAGCCCTCGAAGAGGTACACGATTTTATTGCCCGGTTTGAAAAATAACCGCCCACCACGTCAACAAAATATTCCACAAAAACAAAATAAATTGTCAACCATGTCAACTACGTCAACCACGTAAATGACACCCCATATATAGCCATACTACTCTTGCGGTATGGCTATTTTTACATCTACCGAAATAGAAGAGCAGCTTTCCGAATGGAAAACCGCACTTAAAAGGTGCGCCGCCGGGCAGAGCTACGAAGTCGAAGGGCGCAAGCTTACCCGCGCCGACCTGCCGGAGATCCGTGCGACGCTGCGATTCCTTGACGCTGAGCGCGCCAAGCTCTCCGGGCATACTGCCTCTGTAACCGTAGTGGGGAGGCCGGCACGATGAAGAAGCTCAAGCTTAATGTCGTTGATCGTGCCGTGGGGTACTTCAGCCCGCAACGCGGGCTGCAACGCGCCCTGGCTCGTAACCAGATAAACTATGTTGCCGGTGGAGTGTCTAAAACATCCGGCGGTAAAAAGGGCACCTTGTCAAACTATTTTGTCAAGCGCCTGACCCGATACACTGAATCAACCGAACGCCTCACCATAACCGACCGCGCCGCCGACCTGGTGGCGAATAATCCCCATGCAGCGAGCATTGTCGATACTGGCGCTCTGGATACTGTAGGCGGGTGCGGATTAAAGCCGCAGTCTGCGCCGAACTTCAAAATGCTGGGAATCACCGAAGAAGAAGCCGCCGACATCGGGGAGCAGGCCGAGTGGGCCTTTACCCAGTGGAGCCGCGAAGCTGACGCCGAAGGGCGCGACCACTTTGCGGATATCCAGTATCAGACGGTGCGTAACATGCTCGGTTTCGGCGAATATCTTAACATGCCGGTGCAGATCACCGACGATCCGCACCGGCTGTTCTCGTTTGCGGTCCAGGTGTTGGATAACCGCCGCCTGCGCACCCCGCGTGATCTTATGCGCGATACCGATATCCGCGACGGCATCCGGCTGGATAAATACGGGCGGCCCCAAACCTATTACATCGCCAACCCTGACGATGGCACCCTTACGGTAAACCTCAACAGCAATAAATTCAGACCTGTAAAAGCAAAAATCGGGCATCAGCCCGGTATGTTCCACGGCTTTTACAAGAAAGAAGCCGAGCAGGTGCGCGGTATCAGCATCCTCTCGCCCATGCTCAAGCTGTTTAAGGACTACGATGACTACATGGATTTCCACGTTGTGGGCGAGATCCTGGCGGCGTCGTTCCCGGTGTTTATCGAAACCCCTATTGGTGAAGACCCAAACCAGTACACCGGCGAAGTAGGCGAGGCGGTAAACGGCGCGAGCGATATGCGCCACAAAGAATTTCACCCCGGGAGCGTGACATACGGCGCCCTGGGGCAGAAGCCGCATATCCTCAAAAGCGACCGCTCTACCGGGTCGTTCCCCGTGTTTGTCGAAACCGTGCTGCGCGCCATTGGTGCCGGAGCTGGGCAGCCGTATGAAAAGGTCGCCAAAGACTTCAGCAAAACAAATTACAGCTCTGCGCGCGCTGCGCTTCTTGAATCGTGGCGCGTTGCCACCTTGTACCAGAGCTGGCTGGTAAACCATTTCAACCAGCCCGTGTGGGATATGGTTTTTGAAGAGGCCTGGCTGCGCGGCATGATCCGCCTGCCTAAAGGCGCACCCGATTTTTACACCGCGCGCCATGCCTACACCCACGCCAAATGGACGCCGCCGCGCCGTGGCCATATCGACCCGGTTAAGGAAGTAGCCGCAGGCAGCGAAGCGCTCGAAAACGACATGACTACCCTGTCTGACTGGTACGCCGAGCAGGGCGTTGACTGGCGCGAAGCCCTGGCACAGCGCGCGCGTGAAGCCAAAGAGCTCGAGCGTCTGGGCCTGCCATCCGAGCGCACCCGCAAGCTCGATGCGCAGATGCTGGCATCAAACGATAATAAGGAGTAGCTATGCGCCTGATTGATATTGTAAACGGCCCCTGGGCCATCACCCCGGCAATGCTCGAAGAGATCCAGGGCATATATGCCACCCACCTGCGCGGGGAAAAAATCAACATCCCCGATGTAGAGGCCGCCCTGGGGCGCAAGCTCGACAACAGCCACGAGGGATTCGAAGTGCAGGACGGCGTTGCAATAATCCCGGTGCAAGGGGTAATCAGCAAGCGCATGAACCTGTTCACCCGCATCAGCGGCGGGGTAAGCACCCAGCTGCTGCAGCGCGACATTGCTGAAGCCCTGGACGATCCGAAAGTGAAAGCGATTATCCTCGATGCAGATTCGCCCGGGGGCAGCGTAGACGGCACCGCTGAGGTGTCCGAGTACATCTACAAAGCCCGCGGCAAGAAACCCATTGTGACCCACACCGACGGCACTATCGCCTCCGCCATGTACTGGATTGCCTCGGCAACCGATTCTATCTACATCAGCGGCAACACCAACGCTGTTGGTTCCATCGGCGTTGTAGCTGCCCACCGCGACTACAGCGAAGCCGAAAAGCGCAGCGGGATAAAAACCACCGAAATTACCGCAGGTAAATATAAACGAATCAGCTCGCAGTATGAACCACTGACTGCCGAAGGGCGCGCGGATATTCAGTCAAAGGTTGATTATCTGTACAGCGCTTTTGTGGATACCGTGGCGCGTAATCGCGGCACAAGCGTAGAGCAGGTGCTGGAAAACATGGCCGATGGTCAGGTTTTTATCGGCACTCAGGCAGTTGATAACGGACTGGTGGACGGTGTTTCCACCCTGGACGATCTCATAGACGAACTCGCCGCTGGTGGATCAACCACCCGGGGCAATACAAAAACCGCGCGCGCAGCCGGTGTTGCTGAAAGCGCAAAAAATCAGAAGGGAAAAACCATGACAAAAGAAGAACTGAAGGCCCAGCACCCGGAGCTGTATCAGTCCGTGCTGGATGAAGGCAAGGAGCAGGCAAGTGCAGAAACTGACTCTCAGGTAGAGCAGGCAAAAAAGGACGCTGCCTCCTCCACGCAGGAAAATCTTGTAGCCCTGGCCGGGGCCGTGTTCGGTGCTGATTCTGGCGATAAGTTCGAGAAGGTTGTTGCCTCCGGCGTTACTGCCGAGCAGGTAAAAGCCCTCGGCGGCCTTACTGCTTCAGCATCAGACGACACCACCGACCAGGAAAGCCGCGCCGGGATCCTTTCTGCGCTGCAGAACGCCGGGAACAAGCCGGTTGATTCCGGCAAGGAAAGCCCGGAAGGCGCCGCCGAAGGCAAGGACTTCCTCACCTTGGTGGCAGAGTACAAAAAAGAGCACGGTTGCGGCCAGGCCGCAGCCATGAGCGCCTGCATAAAGGAACACCCCAAGGCGCACCAGGCATACATCAAGTCAGCCAACGAGAAGGAGTAAATCATGGAAGTAATTCAAACCCGTACCTTTACCGCCGGCGCTGATGTAGGCAATAAGCGCCTGGTTAAACTCTCCAGCGGCGATGTGGTCCCCAACACTGCGACCTCTACCGATGAGCCCGTGGGCGTTGCCGATTACGCTGTGGCATCCGGTGACCACGTTGCCGTGGGTCTCTTTGGTGGCAAAACCATGGAGATTGCCGCCGCTGGCGCCATCTCTGCCGATGCTGCCGTTTATGCCGCAGATGACGGCAAAGTGCAGGCGCTGCCCGCGACAGCAGGCACCTACGCCCGCGTAGGCACCGCCATTGAGGCCGCCACCGCAGATGGAGACATCATCGAAATTCTGCCGTGCTACATCGGCGAAACTGAAACCGTATCTTAAGGAGTAGACCATGCCACGTCCTAGCAATACAACCCTGCGGCCGGATCTGAGTCTGACCGCGTCCGAGTACAATGCCGAGGCGTCACAGTCCGCCTTTATCGGTGCTCGCATTCTCCCGGTGTTTGATACTCCGGAAAAGTCTGCCGAGTTCCCCGTCATCAAACTTGCCGAAATGCTTCGCCTGCCCAAGACTGAGCGCGCCGCGCGCAGTGCGTATGGCCGCAGCGACTGGGTATTTGATGATGACACCTACACCTGCCGAGAAAATGGGTGGGAAGAGCCCGTAGATGACAGCGAGGCCAGCCACTACCGTAACTATTTTGATGCGGAAGTGATCGCCACCAACCGCGCTGTTGACGTGATCCTGCGCGGGCAGGAGAAGCGCATTGCCGACAAGGTGATGAGCACCAGCACTTTTGGCAACGACGCAGCAGGTACCAAGTGGGATGTTGCTGCCGATGCGAGCATTAAAAAGAACATCGACACCGGTGTTAACGCCATGCGCGATGCAACCGGCCTGCGCCCCAATGTGCTGGTTGTCAGCTGGAAAGCATTTCTGGCCGCGTTGAACACCGACGAGGTGCGTGACTATCTCAAGTACACCAATCCGCACCAGATGCTGGGCCTCGAAGCGCAGCGCGCCATGCTCGCCCAGTACCTGGGGTTGGATGAGGTGCTGGTCGGCGATGCGCAGTATAACAGCGCCAAAAAAGGGGTGAGCAGCGCGAACCTGCAGCCGGTATGGCCTGAAGCAACTGCCGGGTTGTACCGCGTAACCCGTGAGCCCCGAAACCTGAAAGACCCCTGCGTTGGCCGCACCTTCCTGTGGACCGAAGACACCCCGGACATCGTAACCGTGGAGCAATACCGCGAAGAGCAGACCCGCAGTGAAGTTTACCGCGCACGTCAGCACTCCGATGAAAAGCTGATGATGACCGGCTGCGGTCGCCTCATCACCGGAGTTCTGTAGTTGAAATAAAAAGCCGAGGCACCGCTACCGCCACGGCAACGCCGGGGCGTAGGTCCTTTCTCCACCTGCGCCCCGGATACTAAAACGCAACAAAACAGGAGCAACCGTGGAAGATCGCAGCCAGGACCAGATGGTACGACAAATTGCCGAGCAGCAGGCATCAATGGCGAGAAAACTCGACAGTATGAGCCAGGCGTTGACCGAGCTTGCTGCACAGAAAAAAGAGATCGAGAACATCATCTACACCCAGTGCCGCCACCGAAGTTGGCTTAAAAACCACGAAACCAGAGTGCAGGAACTAGAAGCAGTGCAACGCGCATGCCCTATAGCCGATATTAAAAGCGACATGACCACCCTGCGCGACACACCAGGGAAGCTCGCGGCAAAGGTTTTGTACCTCGTAGCTGTCGCCGCGCTGGGCTGGCTGGCCGGGGTACTGCAAAGCGGAGGCATAGGATAATGGCCGGATACTACTTTAGCGAAAACAGCAAACGCGCCCTCGAAACCTGCCACCCCGACCTGCAGCGCCTGTTCAACGAGGTAATCAAGCACCGTGACTGCACCATTATCGAAGGGCATCGAGGGCAAGCCGAGCAGAATCGTTTATTCGAGCTGGACAGATCAACCCTGCGCTGGCCCGACAGCAAACACAACGTCGCACCCAGCCAGGCCGTGGACGTAATGCCCTACAACCCCAGCAAGCCCCACATCCGTTGGGATGATGAAGAGCAGATCCGCGAGTTTGCCGGATTTGTCTTCGGCGTGGCGGCAATGCTCGGCATCAACCTGCGCTGGGGCGGGCACTGGACCCGTTTTAAAGACATGCCCCACTGGGAGTTGTCGAAAAACCCAAGCTGATGGGCCGTTGCCGTTATTCCGGATTGCCCGGCAAGCAATGCCCGGCAGCAAGCGATTGCCTGCTCTGCGCGCGCACCAACTGCCAGACTGGCGAAATCAGGCGAGGGGTAAGGGCAGGGCAGAGCAGAGAAAACGCCTTAGAAAGCCACACAGCGCGTTGACATTTTTTAACGTAGGGTGGGCACCGCCCACCAGCAACAGGAGGCAAAATGTTAAGCAAATTATTCAACTGGCTATTCGGCAAAAAAGCCGCCTCCACCATCGGCGGCGTAGCCATAGGCGCAGCAACCGGAGCCGCCGCCGCTGCATCGCAGGGGATGACGGACAAGGAAAGCCTTGTTGCCGGAGCTGTCACCGGAGCCGCCGCCGCCATCGCCGGTGCAGGCGGACGCGGAACCGGCGAGGAATAAACCATGCAAGGGCGGATCAAATATATCGGCGGGTATAAATATCAACTTGCCGTGGGGTACACCATGCAAACCGACATTACCCCCGGCGTGGATATCCAGACCCCATACATCCGCCTCACCACCGAGGGTTATCTGATGATAGGCCACGGCTATGCCTGGGACGGCCCCAGCGGAGCAGCCGACACCAAAAACCTGATGCGCGCAAGCCTCGTACATGACGCCCTGTACCAGCTCATGCGCCACGAACACCTGCTCCCCGGCTGGCGTGCCGCCATCGACAAGCTCTTTTACAACCTCATGCGCGAGGACGGCGTCAGTTTTTTGCGCGCGCGTTACATCTACACCGCTGTAACACTGTTCGGTGCGGATTATGCCAAAGCTGAAAATAAACGGATTATCGAGGTAGCCCCATGAATTTTCAGGAAATGCTCCAGGCAGACCTGGACGCCATATTCACCGCCGACGAGTTCGAGCAGCAGATCACCTACAACGGTGCAACCGTGCGCGCCCTGGTGGGTGCGGCGGATAGCTTTGAGGACAACAGGGTAAACAACTACGGTATGAGCATCACCGTGCGCAAAACCGAGGTACCAACCCCTGCAGCGGGGGATTCGGTAGTGATCGACGGCACCAGCTACCGCGTTGCTGAAGACCCTGCGCCCCAGCATGACCTGGTGTGGGATGTTCCTCTTGAGCGCAACATGGTGACGTTATGAGTACCGGCGCAATCGACATACGCATTGACAGCGACGCCATAGCGCGTATCAAGCGCGATTTCCTGCTGATGGACAGCGAGGTACCCGTTGCGCTGTCGCGCGCTATCAATCGCAGCGTGACCACAGTACAGACCGAGGCGAGCAAGCAGGTGCGTAAAGAGTACAACCTTAAAGCCGCCCGGGTAAAAAAGAATTTCAGCCTGCGCAAGGCGAGCAAAAACAATCTCGCGGCACACTGGCGCTCCAAGGGTGAGCCGGTGGGTCTGCTCAACTACGGCGCGCGCCAGAACAAAAAGGGCGTGAGCGTTAAGGTACTCAAAAGCGCCAGCCGTAAAACAGTAAAGCATGCGTTCATCCAGCTGGGGAGCAACAAGCAGAAGCATGTGTTCCGGCGCGAGCTGGACAGCACGGGCAAGATGGTGCCGCGCTACGATATCCACCGCTTAACCGGCCCGCGTGTCGAGGACGCCCTGAGCAAAGACCACGTACAAAAAGCCCTGCAGGACAAAGCCGACACATATCTGCAGACCCGCCTCGATGCCGAGGCCAACTATATTTTAAGCAAGGCAAGATCATGATTGATCTGGACACCCAAAGCATCCGCGCGCGGATCCTGCAGAAGCTCGGCGAGCAGTGCCAGCTCCTGCTTGCGTTGCTCCCTTCGGGCGATGATGCCGAAGCGCAGATACTGTGGGCGCGTCAGAGCATCCGCCCCGAGGAGCTGCCTGCCGTGGTTATCACCCCGCAGCCGGAGAGCGCCACCAAAAGCTACGGCGCGGATGAGATCACAATGCCGGTTACAGTGGCGATGGTGTGCCTGCTGGGTGAGCATAACCCGCTCGACCTGGGCGAATACCTGCTGGCGCAGATGCGCGAGTATGTTGCCGCTGATAGCACCATGGGAGACCTGGCAGGCGATACGCGCTACATGGAAGGCGGCATCGACGAATACCCCGAAAGCAACGATCAAGCCCTGGTTGTGAGCACAACCTGGGAGATTGACTACACTACAACAGCGAACAACCCCAACGAAGGAGTATAGGAAATGGCAGACAAGAAGTTACAGATTGAGGCCGGGCAGACACTGGTCGAGTTTGAGGCGCTTACCGATGTAGGCAATCAAAAGGTATTTACCCCCAGCGCGGCGATCATGTCCGGCGTGGTGGAGCCGGAGGTGCGCGTTGACGGTATCGTTACCGGTATCAACCTGCTTTCCCCCGGGTCAACCGCTGACACCGTGGCAGTGGGTGCATTCAGCGCCAACAGCCAGGGCACATTGTACAGCGTGGCTGCTGGGACTGTTGATATCAGCACCATGCGCCCGGCAACCAATGTGGCCAAAGTGGTCAGCATTACCATGGACAGCACCGGCGCGCTTGCTGCGGTTGGAGGCGCCGACGGTACGGACACCACCTTCAGCACTACGCGCGGCGCAGGCGGTGGGCCTGCGTACATCCCGGTGGGATCAGTTGAGATCGGGCAGATCCATCTGACCAGCAGCGCTGCTGCGGTTATCACGACCAGCGAGATCAAGCAGAACGGTGGCTATACCGAGCGCGCGGATTTCCCCGTGTATGAGGTTAACCCCATTGGCATGGGTATCAAGGCAGATGAAGCAGGCAAAACCAACGCCTATGTTGAGTTCAACGAGGCACTGGATACACGCCACACCGGTGACGTTACCAAGGGCGTGTATTGCCAGTATTACACCCCGAGTTTTGCCGATGTTACGCGCGTGACCGATTTTACCCCGGCAGAGACATCCTACAGCATCAGCTCTACGGCTACGTATGATGGCGCGGTTGGTTCTGAGTCTTCAAGTCTGGGGCAGGCATCGTTCAGCGCGATTGTAAAGGACGGTATTCAGGATCTGATCGTTATCAACGCGGACAAGAACCTGACGTTTAAGCACTACCCCAACAAGAACGCCTCTGCGCATACAGTTACCCAGGGCAAGGTCGGCATCAGCCGCAGTTACCCCGCCGAGGGGAATTTGTCTGTAAGTGGAACGATAACAGCATCGGTAGCCACTGCATCGTTCACCGCGTAACCCTGTAGGATGGGCACCGCCCACCGTTTGCCTGGTGGTGGGCATTGCCCACCCTACATAATCCAACCACAACCCCAACGGAGATAATTATGAACCTCGAAAAGTACCGCGCCGAACGCCGCGCCCCGCGCACAGAAAAGGTAACCATCAAGCAGCTTGCCCCGTATTTTGACGAAGGGCAGGAGCCTGTTTTTACCGTGCGCGGTCTGAGCGCCGCCGAGCTGGGACGCTGCAAGGAAGCCGCCGGGCGTCAGCGCGATGTTGCCAAAATGGCCGCTGCCCTGGTGGGTGGCGATTCTGACGCCAAAGCCGGAGCTCTGCGTGAGCTGGCAGAAGGGCCGGAAGTTCCGGACGATGTATGCCAGCGTATTGAAAT